TGGTAGGTAATGTAGTTGGCAGATTATTTTGTGACATTGGCCAATACCTGTTTCATTTCTAATTCTGTCTTGAACGGACCTTTATATGGATATCGTTCCAGTGTGATCTTTTTGGGACAAAAACTTTTGACCCAGCCTTTATCAAATTTTATACAGTAGTAACCCGCACAATATAAACTTTTTGAATCGCTGCTTTTTGTGAACAAGGGAAGTTTCTTGCGAATGTCAAACATGGCATTGTGCGGCTCGGCACTGGTGGCATACCCATGAACTTCATTAGGCAATGCTGTGTCGGCTTCTTTGACAATCTTTACAGTGAAAAACTTTTTACCAAACTGTTTGGTTAAACTATCTTTGGTTTCGTAAATTGTTACGCCTGTCTCATTACTCATAAAAAATCTGTTATCATCATCCTTTCTCAAGGTAGCAATCTTCTCGCCATTTGCTTCTACAATCCAAAATTTATTTGCTATGATAGGTTTAGCATGTATGTCTGTCATTGTGTTCTCCCAACAGGTATCTGTTTTAATTTCACAGGTGTCTTCATACTGACAAAGTTTGAGTTTCATTGACGTATCTCGCATTAAGTGGTTCTGCATAACTCTGTGCCTGATCAGCAATCTTTTTCAAATCCCATAGATTACAGAACTTGATTAATCTTATACCAACTTGACTCACATTCTTTTGTTCAGCGGTAGCAGTGGTAATGGTATTTGCAATTACCTCTTTAATGTCATCAGGCTGGTGTGTTAGATCAATCAGTCGACGATTGCGTTCATAATCTTCTAGCACTCGATGTTCTACTCCATTATGGTCAGACCACCTCTGAAGCATGAGATTGTTCCACGCATATCCTTTGCTGTTACGATCTTCGAACGCTTCAGTAAGACCCACTTTTTTGCTTGTGCCTTTAGTACGTACACCCGGATACGCTGAGAAGACATTATCACTGGTATCACCACGCATGCATTTTTCGAACAATAGCCATTCTGGATTAGGTGCGGGCTTAGGCTCTTGTGTTTTCTTGTCAATGACTGCTTTGCCTTTGTCATCAAATATTCCTTTGTCAGTGATAACATGTTCCATGACACCGTTGTACTGCGTGACATTGGGTGCAATCAATTGCACGAAATCTGTGTCTGTGCTGATAATCACATGTTTGTCATTTGGATGACTCTGTATCCACCCTGCAATAAGATCATCTGCTTCGAGGCGTGGATTTTGTAGCACAGTACAGTTGGTCTTTTCTGCGATAAAGTCTTTGAATGTATCAAATGCTTCCCAGAAGATCTTTTCTTCGTCTGCTTCACGTTCTGTGTGAGCAGCACGTTGAGCAGCACGTTGAGCTTTGTAAGGAGTATAGTAATCTTTCCGCCAGCTACGCCCCTCTAAGCAGAAGATAACATGGCTACCTTCGAACTGCTGCCATGCTTTGCGAATGCTGTTTAAAGTAATATGAAACGCCATGCCTAGTTTAATATCAGCGTCACCGTTGATAACGTGCCGAGCACGAAAGAATGTGTTTGCTGTATCAACTAAGATATATGTCATAGATTGTCTTTCTTTACTGTTTTAATATCAATTAAGCCTGTGTTTACAGGACCGCCAAAATCACCATCAACTACTACATTGGCACACAGTTCACGGAACCAACGATCTATAATTTCTTCGTCTTTATCCCCGTCCTCGCCGTATCCCTCTTGCTTTAATTTTAACACAAAAAGGTCGTTCCAGTCAAGCTCAAAAAAGCCATTACGCACATTATCTTTGTTGACATGTGTTTCGAGTACACCTACCCACGGTTCTTTTTTGCGTGTTGCACGTTCTTTTGGTGATAGTTTAGCCTGTGCTTCTGCTTCTGTGGCACGTTCAGCAGCTTCAGTGGCTGCTTTGGCTGTTTCGGAGGCTTGTGCTGCGATACCTATAGATCTTTCTGCTTCTGCTCTGATCTTGTCAATGCCAAATAACTTTTCAATCCATTTTTTCATTATGTTCCCCACCCGTATTGTAATTTAGCCAATGTATCAGGATCAAGAGTGGCTGGATCTTTTTGACTCATTACTTCTCTCCATTTCTTATATGCTCGAGAACCGTCTCCTTTGGCTTTAACTCGTTGACCGCATTCATGACACGCATGAAACGCTGATACAAAGTCTTTGCCTTTGTCAGTGACAAATACTTCAAAATCCTCAACAGTAAATTTATCAACGCACCCATTAAATGTGCATCTAACCTGCATAGTCTTAGGATCGATAAAACTAATATCTTCCTTCTTTTTTGCCATACGTTTAACCATTATGTTCCCCACTCATTCTTAAATAACGGAACTTGCAGTCTGTCGCTGTATCTAAGTCCGTGCTTCATTGCTAATTCTGCTACACGACGGTTATTTAGTGTGTATACTGATTCAACTCCGCCCACGGGCATAAGATAACAATGTCCAGTGAATCCTTCTGCTCGATATATATCTAGAGTTTCTAGAGCTTCTTCAGCATCTTCTTCTGTAGCAATAACTAACTTAAGATAGGTATTGCCGACTTCTTGATATTCACAAACAACATCTGGCTTTATTGCTTCGTGTCGTTCTTCACCTGAGCAACTGAGTTTGGCACTTACTGAAAATGTAACTTCTCTAGAAACAAATGGAGGATTCTGTGACCATTCTTGCAGATATTTTTTAAACTCAGGAGTTAACTTTTGAGTACCGTTGGTTTCGAACGTAATTTCTTTAAGACCTGTCATACTCGGATGATTCAACAGATCCGGATAAGCACGTTGCCAACCTAGTAACGGTTCGCCGCCTGTAATAACAAGATGTTCGTCTTCCCAACGCTGGTAAGGTAAGATTTCCATGATACGTTCTGCTATTGCATCTGAAGTAAGCATCGGACTAAGATCTTTAAACTCTGGCATCCATGATGCATAGCTGTCACAGCCTGTGCTAACTAACGGAAGTTCTTCATACGTTTGAAATGATTCAATCATTGAGTGTGTGGCTGCAATGTCAGTAGCCTCGTGACTCACTTCGCCACGTGGCATACCAAAGCCAGCACACTTGAAGTTACAGCCAAATGTGCGTAAGAACACACTAGGCACACCCATGTAACGACCTTCACCTTGTATGCTGTAGAACAGCTCTGCGATTTTAATTTTGCTCATTGTTTATTATACCTTTATGTATGAAATTTGTCAAGTCCTCTTTGACAAGACTCCAAGTGCCGTCGTGATTATCAATCCAATTTAAACAATCGCCCTCTTTCCAACCTGCAGCATCAAGCAGATCCTGTGGTAACGATAATATGCCATCTTCTTCAACAGTTAATGTCCAGGTATTCATATTATTGAATCTGACCTATCTCGCTCTTGCTTACGTTGTTGCTCTAATCTTTCTTTGATCATCTTTCTACATTCTGTTCTAACTTGGGGAGGTACATCAGGAAGAAAATCTATATCTCTGCAATTGTAATATCTACCAGGAGTTCCTTCCCAATTGTTGATAACAATCAAAAACACTGCTATAAATGCTACAATGACTATCAAGATATTTTTCATATATAGTCGCTGACCAACAGTTGACACATTAATCCTTCACGCTCATCCTTAAATAGAAAGTTCATGTAGCTGTCTGTTAACTCTGTGGTGTATTTGTCCCCAGGTAACCCAAATCGTTCTATAATGCTTATAGTGATTTCATCCCAAATTGGGATACTACCTGCCTTGGGACTCCATGGTACATGTACAGTTATCATTTTCTGTAGTTACCCTTTTCCGGAATCACGTGGCGAACACCGCCTGTGGGGTCTTCCATATCACCTTTGCGTCTGGGAATCAAATGAACATGGGGATACGGAACAGTTTGCCCTGCTGCTTCCCCCCAATTCATACCGATATTGAATCCGTCCCACTCACCACTGTTGACCTTTTCTTGACCAAGTCTAAGTGCATCAGAAAAACAATCTTCGATAACACCTACAGCTGAGTATTTAGGCACAAACAACAAGTGTCCTTCTGTTACAGGATACTTGTCTTTAAAAATAGCAACATGAAAATCATCTTGTACAACATCGTCCCATGGTGCCTGACCTGCATCTCGTGCATCATCTAATGAATAGTGTAGGTTCATCGTTGATATTCCTTTCTTTCTGTAGGCAATGCATCTTCACGAATGACAAATTCACGTCCACCTAGACTACCGACAAATGCTCGTGTGCGTTCTGTATAGACCAGTCGCAATTTAATTGTTTGAAATGCAACTTCTAAAAATGCTTTAGGCTTGTAACCTAGTACATGCATGTCAAAATCTTTGCCTGCATCTGTACAATGTACTTTGATTTTCGAATCAATCATTTAGTCCACCAATCTTCCCAAGGAAAATCAATCCACACATCGTTTTCGGCTTTGTTGACTTCCATGCCAATATAATCCATTTTAACATTACACTTGCTGGCAAGATTATCTACCAATACAGCAAATTTAACATTATTGTTCCATACTTCTTCCCAGGCCGGATCGTCTGGAAAGCAACCACTAGGCCAATCCTGCATGATCCAGTTAAGTGTGGTACCTTGATCGTTGATATCATCCACAATCAAAATGTTTTTAAAAGTAGTATCGCTATCAACTGCACGATCCTTGGATAGTGGGCCTAGTGCATCTTCAGCCATCCACAGATTGCTTTCAGGCCCAATCTCACTGTCACGTAAACTTACGTTCAATGTATGTAATGGAATATTAAAATACTGACTGATCATAACAGCAGGAATCAATCCGCCTCGAGTAATACCTACAATATAATCGGGTCTCCACGTTCCTGTAGCAAGTTCTCTACAGATTTTGCCGACTAATCCGTTTACTTCATGCTGGTTGATTTTGAGTTTGTTCATTTCTATCCTTGAGATATTGTTCGTGTTGTATCCATTTGTTGTTGACTAAAAATCCCCATTCACGTTTGTGAGGGCCTGGCATGAATAGGGTCCAAGCAGTTACTCCGGGTTTAAGTTCGATACGATGATAGCTATTAGAACCACAAATACGGAAGTGACCAGGACCACGCCAATGCTTAGTTTCTCCAACCATCTTGCCATCTTCAAAATTAGGAGTGTATTCATAGTAACCGCCTTTGAGTATTAGTGTAGCATACGGCCACGGATGATCGTGAACATCGTCCGGATCACCTTTAAGAAATTTATGTAAAAATATGTTGAATGGAAAACGATTTCTTTCTTTCAAGAATAGATAGTACCGTTCGAGATACGGTTCGTTATTAACACGATCAAAAATGATGCGTTTTCGACCTAGACGTTCAAGCAGTTTCAAAAACATTATTAACTTCTTCCTTGAGATATCTTATCAATTCTTTATCCGTAGGCGATACACTATAATTGTTCTTATAAAAAATTTCATAGCTGTCGCTGCCGTATTTTCCAATGCCATATAACATTGTAGCATCATTTCCGTCCCAAGTCAAGTAGTCTTGACTCATTCTAAGTAAACGGGTATAGCGTACATTCACCATTCCCAAGGGTTGGATTATGCTTTTGACAAAGTCTTCGTCTGCGTGTAGCAATGCCAATGCTGTGGGAAACCAATATAGGAATTCGGGCAATGTAGTTTTTACTGCTTTTCGACCTGTTTGGTTTAACATAATCACACCAACAAAATGCTGCCAAGCATCATCTACCTGTTGTTGCACCATTAGGTCATCACGCAACGGCTTAATCATTCTACACCTTCTCCGAACCAATCGTCTACTTGACGCTCTGCTTCATCTTGGGTCATTGCATGGACAAAAATTTTAGCAGATTCGCCAACAGTATGTTGAATATTAAATTTTACAACTCCTGCAGGAATAAGTTCCCAATCTCGTTCTACAACAAACTCTTGTAGATTTTTAGCACGATAGATTAAGTTGTCTGTGATATCTTTCGCAGTATTCATTGTTGACCTCGAATAATGTTCTTGTTCGCG